CATTGGTAGGATGCCCTCCCTTGGCAAGTGAAGCCAAGCGTGCAATAACAGAAACAGTAGATACACTTACTCTGGTGTTAGGTATTTTCGGTCTGAGCGACCAGAAGCACCACGCACCAACCACTAGCCACTGGCAGAAGCTGGCCATGGCGGCAGGCGGAAAATGGATGAAAGTTGTGAAATACAAACTTGCAGCCTTCTACGCCTACCACCACGGCCAAACTTTGCCAGTGGCCCCCTTTAACATTCCAGACAAACCCAATCACCTTATTGGTGGCAAACCGGGAAGATTTATCAAATTCTTCCTTGATCACTACCCTCTTCGTCGTGAGGAGCTCCTTCAGTCAATTAAACAACTGAAGAAAGGGCTCCCTCGACCAAATCAAAAAGATTTGGCCGAGGCGAAGAAGGCATTTGCCGCCAGTATGGTCATCGCTCCGGACACACCCAAACCAAAATTCTTGGTTGAGTGGGGCCTGAGCGACACTTACCCGGAGAGAATAGAACAACTCCTCTCGAAGAAAACCATGACCGAGCAATTACATCGCACAGTCAAGGAACTATTCAAGGAGACGAACTATACTCTCCGGGACCGCCTAACTCATTTCTTTCCCAGTACCAGCTCGAACTATATTAATAGTCGGGCCGGTGCCGGCACCCTAGGTGTGATCCTAGGGGTACATAAGAAGGGTAGAGGCGGAGGATTGGTAACCGATGTCAAAAACTCGGTTCTGGAAGGGCTTAGGAAGCCCGGGGGTGTGGTGAGTACTACTGTAGTTTGGGAAGATCGTGGTAGAGAAATAACTATGGAAGATCTGTTTGAAGATCTTGAAGAGGATGGACTGACACACAAAACAGTGTCAGTTGAAGACGACCCGCTAAAAACAGCTTTTGGGCGGTTATGGTTCCGGATCCTTAAGAAAGCGTCGGAGGAAGTTCCCGTGGTGAAACCTGTCGCGCTGCCAGAGGCTCTGAAGATACGAATGATAACGGCAATGCCGCCTTATCAACAATTCGTTCTTCGGAACCTCTGGAAGCGTGTACACAGGACACTACGGCAACACCCCGCCTTCCTTATTGGACAACCGGTGAGCGAAGAGGCCATCTTGAACAGGATGGGCTCTAAGCTGGGCGACAACGAGGTCTACCTTTCGGGAGACTACGAAGCGGCCACCGATAACCTTCACAGCTGGGCATCTGAGGAAGTAGTTCGAGCAATCTCGCAGCATTTAAATCTTGCTACGATCGAGCAGAAGCTATTCGTTCAGAGCCTAACGGGTCATCTATTCAACATCCAGGGGGTACTCACACCCCAACGCAGAGGTCAGCTGATGGGTTCAATCACCAGCTTTCCCATACTGTGTATCATAAATGCAACAATCGGCCGATGGGCCATCGAGCTTGCGGAAAAGAGAGTTTTCACTCTCAAAGACGCTCGCATGATGATCAACGGGGACGATATTGCAATACGATCTAAGCGACCAGTTTACGGCTTCTGGAAAACACTTGCTTCTTTTGTAGGACTGAACGAGAGCGTAGGCAAAACCTACGTCTCTCGTGACTTCGTGGACCTCAACTCCACCTCATTTATGAGGGAGGAGGAGACACACGAGATCACGGTCGTCAACAAAAAGAGCGGTGAAACCAAAGTACGAGACTGTCCGTTTAGGCTGACAAAGTACATCAATGCAGGGCTCCTGAAAGGCTTAAAGCGTTCAGGGTCCGTTGGTCTAAGCGACCAGATGCAAAGTGACTTAAATGTCGGCACACGAGCAAGGGAGTTCCTAAGATTCTGTCCTGAAGAGCTTAGGAACGACGCAATGCGTTTCTTCATTAAATTCCATAGGGACAAAGTGCTAGCAAAAGCCAGATTACCTTGGTACATACCTGAATGGCTAGGCGGTTTTGGACTGCCCACTGGAGAGTGGGGTCAACCTTCTAACCTCGATAAGCGGATCGCTCGTCGAATTCTGATGAACTGGAAGATTACTCGACCAATTCAAACGAATAAACAGGACGTACCCTGGAAAATTTGGCAACGCGCCGAAGAGTCGCTCCCAAAGCCAGTCTACACGCCCTTCAAAGATGAACATACGGAATCATACACAGCTGCTGTTGCAACTAAGTGCGTGAACCTACTATTCGATAGTAACATCGAAATAGATGATATCTTTGAAGAGGCGCAAGACGTGTCAATAGGAGCGATCCGCAGAAATGAAAAGCTGTGGAGGGTCATGGCAGGCGATGAGAAAATCGCTAATCTGCCACAACCCCTCGAAGACGCTAAGCTAGTATTCGTCCCTCTCTACCCCAACTACTACCGCAGTGTCAAAAGAACAGACACTACGGTACTTCCCCAACCTGCACAAATCGTCGACGCGCCCATTATAGTCTAATTGAAAAGCTGGTGAATTACCAAACTTCTCATATTAGTGGGCGCGGTACGTTGTTCCTGATTAAATCAAGAATCGGG